GATCTGATTCGCTACATCATCACCAACAGATTTTCGCCACCTGTTGATACCTTCTTTACTTCGACCTGATAGTACAGTTGTGATAGACGGATACTTCTTACCTTCTGGTGTAACATAAAATCGTCTACCATTGATAGTTTCGGTATGTATTTCGGGAAGTGTTTTCGTTGAGGGAGTATGTGAAAAAGATTTCATTTCATACTTCTCCTTCATAAAGGCATTTAATTTATTCATAGTCTTTATTATAACATATTATCTATTTGGTGTCAAGCGACTTTTCTATTTTATATTCATCATTAGTAATCTCTAAAATTTTGATTGATTCATATTTGCCTGGTATTTTTTCTGTTATATTACCCTCAGCATCTTTGTATCCTATAACCAAATCTTTCTTAATCTCATCCCAGTCAGATGCCGCATAAACATCGGCTTCTATTTTTATTCGGTATAATTTCATAATTACCCTCTAGTTATTGCTATAATCTTTTTAACCTGTTGCTCTATAACTTCTGCTCTGTTAGGCCAATGTATGTATGCCTCAGGAGACTTAGCGAGTTTAATGAGTAGTGGAATAATTAACTTTTCTAGTTTACTAAACTTATCTTTGTAATCTTTGCCAAGAGTATCTTTTCGTAAATCATATTCATCATCCATTTGTTTTTTAGCAATGTCCAATTCTGTTTCATTCTTTTCTTTGATTTCATTTTTAGTGGAGTTAATTAGTGAATGAATCTTATCTAACTTACTTTCTAGTCTAGTAATAATTTCACCAGAAACTGCCTTACCAACACTTTCAGATGTTTGTTTAACTACTTGTTCTGTTGCTTTTGAATCTGATACTGATTTATCTGATGGTTTTTCAGAAACACCTGTAAAACCCCAATCACCGTCAGCGTCAAATCCGTCTAAAAAATCAAAATCTGCCATACTACTATTTATCTTCCTCCGCCCTTTAAAGCTCTAGTTCTGTGTTTTTTTCTTAAATTATCAACCTGTACATCTTTTGTTGATTTTTTACCATATTGGTTCGCAAGATGACTACTAGGGTGGGCTTCAGATATTTTAGATAATGTTTCTTTCCAACCATTATCAGTTTTACTATCTAGTGAACCTATGCTTGATATAATATTCATTTGTGTTGGTGGTAATAACTCAATATGTTTCTTCTTCTTAAACTTTTCCATTTCAGAAATCGTCATTAAGTCTTCCCATTCTTTATTTGTATTGTGGTCTTTAAATCTATATGTTGGCATTCAACCCCTCACTATACCATAATGGAATACTTGTTTTCCATGTGGCAAAACTTCTTTTATATTTTATATAGTAGTCCCTATAAGCAGTAATACTATCTTCGTTTTTTACATCATCAGGCATTGCCTGTGTTGGTTGATGAAAAGGAATATTTAGGGGTATATTTTTAGGAGGATCTCGCAATAAGTCTTTTAATACCACATATGATTTATGGTCTTTACCATATCTGATTTTAAATTCTTCATGTAAGCAAGACCACATCTGATACAACCAGTTATAGTTGTAAGCATTATCTCTCGCCCATACATTACTTGGGTGATTTATATGACAAGCTTTGTAAACAGTATTTTCTTCATTATTATTTTCTAGTTTGTATCTAGTAACTTTTCTGCCTGTCTTTGATTTGCCAATGTACTTTGTGCCATCAAGGACTCTATGTGCTGTTGACATTAATTGAGCATACTCGATAAGCATTTTAGTGCAATGTTTATCTAAATGCATTTCAGCACAAATCTTTGGGTCTTTATGTAAGTAAAATATATTCATTACGCTATTATAACACTATTTGAGTCTTTTGTCAAGTACTTTGATTGAAGTTTCATCAATTCATGTAACTTATCTTCCCACATTCTTTTAAAATCTGGATGTGTGGCACTTTGGAATGCATTATACAATGCCATTACTCTTTTCCAATATAATTCTTCACTATAGTTCATATACACCTCTTATGTTATATTTAATTAATGTTGCTATTAGGTCTGTATAGTTCGGTCTACTAGCATACTTTGTTAATGTTGGCGCTAAATCTAGCCCATTTGGTATTTCACCATGTTCTAATATTCTTGCTCTCACTTCTCTAAATTCTTCATAAGCAAACACTTCGTTTATTATTTTAATATAGTGAGCAACACTATCACATTTGGTATCAAATACTTTTACACCCCAACCAGGCCATTCTGTCCAAGGTATAGGTAGTAAATATTTTTCATCTTTATTCCATGTTCTAATACCAAAGAGATTATTTGCTTCATTAGCAAATCTACTTTTACCCCAACCAGTTTCAATTGCTGCTTGAGCAATAATCAACTCTCTTGGTATCTGTTTTTCTATTACTAAATTTCGATATAAATGTGTAATACATTGATTTAATGAATATACAAATTGATCTTTATTATCTGTAGCAACAACTGGTACAACATAATAACTATCTATCAAGGAACCTACAACATCATCAGTTTCCTCAAATTCTTCATTTGGTGGATATGCTAAGTCATTAAACTCAGGACAACCATCATCCGTACATGGAGGTGGTTGACAAGCAAAAACAAAAAAGTATATACCTGAAATTGCTAGTAGGTAAGAAAGATATTTCATATTATTAATTTCCTTAATTCTCTTTTTGTCGCATAATCTTTATGCAACTTACAAGTGAACCATCTATACTTTGGATCTGGCAATGCAGGTCCTTCAATCACTAACTCGTTTGTTGCTTCTGCATAAATTAGTTTTTTCAGAAACAAAGAAAGAGCGGCGTCATATTCTTTACAAGGTTTATAAACACCTCTAACTCTTTTAGGTGTTTCGTAAATACCCTTACGGCTTTCTATAATTGCTTTGATTATTTTTTTTTCGTATCTATTTAATTTCATTATTTCATTGATCCTTTATTTTTAAGATATTCTGCTGTTTCTCTTCCTCGTCTAACACCTTCTTCTTCGACTTCTTCGTTTTTGGATAGTTTATTATTTAAAACTCCTATAAGGTGTTTTATTAAACCAAGTGCTTCTGGACCTTCTTTACGAAGTCCTAGCCAAAACTGTTTATATTCTGTATCTTGTTTTTCGATTTGATTGCTTCCAAAAGATGAAAAATTATCTGCATCCATTAATAAGTTTTGAAAATCTTTTATTATTTCATTTATTGTTTCTTCTGTATATGGCATTATCTTGCCTCCTGTACCGCTTTTTCATATTCTGGTCCTTGGCCGACTAATACGCCGGTTTCAAGTCCTGTTAATCTAGTTTTTGTTTTTGCGATTTTTATATCTTCAGAGCTTATATTTGCAAAGGAAGGTAAGTCTTGTTCTTCAACTGGAAAAACATTTTCTTCTCTTAACTCAGGTTTTAAAAACATATAGTATTGATATGCTAATTCTTGGGTAGCAAACCATGTAACACCTTGAATTTCTAAAATCTCTGGTCTAGCTGAATCTTTGATAGACACCATACAATAGTAATTATTCATCATTATGCTGCTTCCTTTAAAATATTTGTAAATTGTTTTAATTTAAGTAATGCTTTTGACTCAATCTGAAAAATTCTATCTCTAGTAACACTAAATACTTGCCCAACTTCTTCTGCTGTGTGGTCAATATTCAATCCAATGCCAAATCTCATTCTTATCACTCTTTCTTCTCTAGGCGTTAATTTCAATAAAGCTTGAGTAACTGTATTTTTTAATTCTGTCGACTCAAAAAGACTTGTTGTTTCATCAGCAGCAACTAATTCAATATTTTCAATAGAAACTGACTTATAAAAGGCATCTTCTTTTACTTTTTTTGTTTGTTTTGTTTTTTGCATTACAAAAGTTTTATTATTAAACCTTGGTCTGTAGTAATATTCAGAGTTATTCATTTCATAATCTGTTTTTAAATTTTTATTTTTCATAGTGTATTTTCTCTTTTATTTATTATATATTTTTGATTTTTTGTTCAAGAAGTGAGATGTGATAATTAATATCTTCACTCAATTCTAATTTTTTATTACATCTTATAATGTTTAGGTAATTTAGAGATTGGGTTTTATTCATTTCTTTAATAAAATTCTCTTTAAATAACTCTCGTTTATTTTGTATTTGAATTATTGCATTGACATTATTGATAGAGTCAACTAATTCTTTGTGTGTGTCTTGATTTCTCATGTAGTCTACTTTCTTGTTATATAATAGCATAATTGTTATTATACTTATACTATATACTAAAACTAGCCAAAAGTCAAGCACTATTTTAACTAAAAAACCCTTGTTTTCTGTCATTTCTCAAATAAAAAAACCCTTATAAATCAATACTTTAGAGAGTCTAAAATCGTTGAAATATAAGGGTTTTATATAGGGGAGCCTAGGTCTATTGCATTAATAACCCCTATAATCTGCTATTTTTTCTTCATAAAGTCATCATCCCAGTCAAATGCCTCTTTGACTAGATTTCCAGTAAATCCTTTGTACTCATTATTTACTTTTTTATTGACAACTGCCACTAAAAATACAGCTTCTTCGGCACTTAAACCTTCAAGCATTTGAATAAAAAGAGTTTCTTTTTTCGTATTTGATAGTGAGTTATCACCACCTTTTGTGAAAAGATATAATCTCTTTGCTTCTTGAGCTAAGGTCGTATGTTCAGTACCCAAAGGGGCATCATTTGCTGTATATGGTACATCACCATCTGGTAGTAACCATACTACTTTAGGATCAAATGCACCTTTCAATACTTGTCTTAATGGTACTGAATCATTATCTTTTAATACTTTTAGTTTTCTTGGTTTGTCTTTAGCATTGTTAATTTTTAAAGCAATTTCATTAAACAAAGGAGGAAGAGCTCTGCCTGCTTCTGATAGTGCTGCCATTCCTTTTCTTGTTGCTAATGCTGGGTGTGATTGTGTTTGTTGTTGTGATGTATCACTTGTACTTGCAACTGATCCATCTGCATTTCTTCGTATTATAACCATTGTTTTATCTCCTTAACAGTTCTTTCAAAGTTAAAATTCATCTATAACTTCGATTAAAGTTTTAAGTTTCTTTGTTATAAAGTAGTTCAGTATTTTATCTCTACTTGCTACTTTAACATCATTAAACTCATTCATTATCTTTTC